ACGGCCTAGTATACAACGTATCAGGGCGTGATTATCTTATCAAGTGCTTGAACCCAGAGCACCCTGATTCAAATCCTAGCTTTCGTGTAGATAGAGTATCTGGTATTGCTCATTGTTTTTCTTGCGGATTTAAGACAAATATCTTTAAATATTACGGAGTATTTACTAATCCGATACCTTTAAAGATTGCTAAACTAAAAGAAAAATTAGCGGAGATTAGAGCTTTCTCACATAACTTAGAAGTTCCTGCTGGCGCTACTCCTTATACTAAATCTTTTAGAGGAATATCCCCTAAAACTTTACAGCATTTTGGTGCTTTTTATACTTACCAAGTAGAAAAGTTAGTAGATAGGATTATATTTCCTGTTACTGAAATTACTGGAAAAACCGCAGTATACGTAGCCCGCCATACTCTTAGTAATGGTAATCCTAGATATGTAAACTATCCAAGCGGTGTTACTATGCCCCTTTTCCCTGCTCAGTTACATGAGCCGGGGAAAAGCTTAGTTATTGTTGAGGGTATATTTGATATGCTCAACTTATTTGACAAAGGTCTTACGAATGTGACCTGTGCTTTCGGTACAAATACATTACAGAATAATACAGCCCAGAAACTATTAGCATTTAAAGCCCAAGGCGTGACTCATATTTATATGATGTTTGACGGTGACGAAGCTGGTGAAAAAGCAATGTTTACACTAAAACCCTTAATTGAAGAATGTGGGTTTATTGTAGAAAATATTGCTTTGCCCGATGGAGTAGACCCTGGAGAGCTATCACAAGAAGATGTAGACTCTACAAAAGCCTATGTCACAAAATGAACTTGAATAATTAGCCCGAATACGCTATAATAAAGTATTAAAGGAAATATATGAAAATTGCCCTAATTGATAAAGCCCCAAACCGCACTAGGTATTCAGATTACTTTGAGTTTACGTTTGACCATTATCATATGAGTTCAATTCCTATTACAAAGTTGCTAAAGAAAGATGTAGACTTAGAAGTCGATCTTGAACAATACGACTATGTAGTTCTAGTAGGCTCAGAGGCTGCTAAGGAATATGCTAAAATTACTTCTGTTACTAACATGGCTGGACAGCTAGTTAACGATAAATTTATCGCTATCTCTAATCCAGCCATGTTGTCGTTTAAGCCTGAAGGTAAGCCAGACTTCCAACGTGCTTGTGATAAAATTCATAAGTATATTAGTGGTGATCTAAAACCTACGGCTTCAGGAGACTATGCTGGTATTAATGATACCAAAGAAGCAAAACGTTTCTTACAAGAAGTTTTAGATAATGCTCAAGGTTTTGTTGCTTGGGATACTGAAACCACAGCACTTTATCCTCGTGATGGTTATGTTATTGGAGTATCCTTAACATACACTACACATCAAGGGCGCTACATTGCCACTGACTGTTTAGACGAAGAATGTATCGAAATGTTGAAGGCAATCGCTAAAAACTTCGTTACAGTATTCCACAACATGAAATTTGACTTTAAGATGATTAAGTATCATCTTGATATTGATTTTGATCACTCTCGTGTACACGACACTATGCTTTTGCATTATGCACTAGATGAGAATGATAGTCATGGTCTAAAACCTTTGGCCCTAAAGTACACCGATTATGGCGACTATGATACTGAGCTAGATGATTTCAAGAAAAGCTATTGTGCAGAACATGGTATGTTACAGGATGAGTTTACATACGACTTAATCCCTTTTGATGTTATTAGTAAGTATGCTAGTATTGATACTGCTGTAACTTATGACTTGTTCATGAAGTTCTGGCCGTTAATTCAAAAGAATGCAAAGCTGCGCTTTGTATATGAAAAATTATTGATTGAAGGTACGTTGTTCTTGATGAATATGGAAGAAGTAGGTATTCCAATTCATCGTAAACGTATGGAAGCAGCCGACCTATATCTTAATGAGCGTATTCAGTCAGCTAAAGAAATTGTATATCAGTTTGATGAAGTAAAAAAGTTTGAGGAAGACAATGGTAAGATATTTAATCCTAATAGCGTTATGCAGTTGCGTGTGGTATTGTTTGATTACTTAGGCCTACAGCATAATGGTAAGAAGACTGCTACTGGAGCTATCTCCACGGATGCAGAAGTACTAAAAGAAATGGCTGAGCAGCATCCTTTGCCTGCCGCTATTCTTAATGTACGACAGCTAACAAAAATCCAAAACACCTATATTCAGAAAATTTTACCAGAGTTAGACAAAGATGAACGCATTCGTACCAACTTTAATCTTATTTTTACCACTTCTGGGCGCTTGTCTAGTAGCGGTAAATTTAATGCTCAACAGATTCCGCGTGACGATCCGATCATCAAAGGATGTATTAGTGCTCCAGCTGGCTATAAGATAGTCTCACAGGATTTGACCACGGCTGAGATGTACTATGCAGCCGTTCTCTCTGGAGACTCTAATCTTCAGAAAGTATTCTCGGGCGGTGGAGACTTCCACTCAACTATTGCACATATGGTTTTCTCACTTCCTTGCGCTGTAGAAGATGTTAAAAAGCTATATCCTTCTATGCGACAGTCTGCAAAGGCTATTTCTTTCGGTATTCTTTATGGTTCTGGAGCTAAGAAAGTATCTGAGACAGTTACAAAAGCTACAGGAGAATACTACGGACTAGAGCAAGCTCAGGACGATATTAAGGCTTACTTTACCAAGTTTAATAAGCTAAAAGCGTGGTTAAATTCTCGTAAAGAATTTATTCAAGCTAATGGATATACTTACAGCTTTTTTGGCCGTAAGCGTCGTCTTCCTAATGTATTCTCTAGTGATAAAGGTATTGCCTCACACGAAGTACGTTCTGGTATTAATGCAGAAGTACAATCTCTAGCTTCTGATATGAACTTATTTGGTGCAATGTCTACAGCTAAGGAAGTTACTTCTAAGGGTCTTGATGCTAACATCTTTATGCTAGTACATGACTCAGTTGTTGCCCTTGTTAAAGACGAGTGTGTGGATGAGTATTGCGAAATCTTAAAACGTAATACTCAGCTAGATTTAGGTTGCTCTATTAAGGGCCATCCAATTGGTGTAGATCAAGACATAGGTCAGGATTATGCTTTTGGAGTATTTGAGGAATTTTATGAACTTAGGGACGATCGTCTGGCCCGTATTCAGGCTAAGTGAAAGAGATCCTCAACATAATGAAGGCGTATGTTTTTATGCTACAGAGTATAGCGATTTAGATACTAATGAGCTATCAGCTAATATACGGATAGTAGATGATAAGAATATTGATAAACCGACCCTAAGCCGTAGAAGGCTACAGATGGCGGCTAACGATATTCCACTGTACCCAATTAGACAAGCAATATACTTCCTAGGAGATTTACTTAAAGTAGCGAAAGCTACCACATGGTTTATCGACTCGGAAGGTATGCTTTTTCAGTATAAAAAATCTACGCGCGCCAAACTCATAGTAAAGAAGATTAAACAAATACTACCTACAGATGGTTTAGGTGCTGTAATTGAACTAGAAGGCATTGCTCATAGATTTAAGACAGTGTTTAAACCAGATGCTGATGCTCAGTATGCTGCAGTCCTGCAAAGTGGACTAACCTATATATTCTACGGATTATATAAAGATAAACCCGCAGAAAGTTGGAGAATGATATGATTACTAACTGTACGGTTTGTAATACAAAAAGTAGTTATTCTATAGAGTACGACGCATACTTCTGCCAAAGCTGTGGAATATGGTTAGAAGTCACCTGTAGCGATAAAGAGTGCATATACTGTAATATACGACCAGAGATTCCAGATGGCCAAAGCGATTATAAGTAACCGAATATACATGGATAACCCAGGTATACCGGAAACTAAAGCCATTATTAAGGCTCTAACATATAAAATTCAAAAAGATACTGGGTCAAAGAAATTTGCCGTAGTTGAAACAATTAAAAATTATAAAGTCTTGCCTAAAGGTATTTTATCCATACCACAAGGTAGGCAAGATTTAATCCCAGAAGGCTATGAAATCATTGACAAACGAGTCTTCGTACCAGTTCCCTTTCCTACACCAAAGTACCCCCTTCGCGAAGAACAGCGAGTCGTGTACGATGAAGTTAGCGATACTGTTTTTATCAATGCCCTTGTTGGGTGGGGTAAAACCTTCACGGCACTCCACCTTGCTCATAAACTCGGTCAAAAGACTTTAGTAATTACGCACACCACTGCCTTACGAGATCAGTGGATTGAAGAAATAGAGTTGCTATTTGGTACAAAATGTGGTATAATTGGTAGTGGAGAATTTGATCATGAAGACCACTTTATTACAGTAGCTAATGTGCAGACTCTTGTTAAGTATACCAGTGAACTTACCAAGGAATTTGGTACGGTAATCTTAGATGAAGCACATCATTGTCCAGCAACTACCTTTGCTGCACTTATTGATAGTTTTAGTGCTAGATACCGTATTGCCCTTTCAGGTACAATGATTCGTAAAGATCAGAAACACATAGTATTCAGAGATTATTTTGGGGATCACGTAGTTAAACCTCCTCAGTCTAACACAATGACCCCTCAAGTTAAGCTAGTAAAACCTGGTATTATATTAAAGCCAGGGGCTACTTGGGTAGAGAAAATTAATGAGCTAACGCAAGACGATGATTATAGACGTTTTGTGGCAGCTTTAGCATTAACTCAGATAAGCAGAGGACACTCTGTATTAATTGTAGCAGATCGTGTAGAATTCTTAGAAAAGGTATCAGAGTATGTCGGAGACGAAAGTGTGTTGGTTACTGGAGAAACAAGTTTCGACGCTAGAAAGGCCGCCAAAGAGCAGCTACTTAGCGGAGAGAAAAAATGCGTATGTGGCTCCCGCCAAATCTTCGCAGAAGGCATTTCTGTTAACATCCTTTCCTGTGTCATTTTAGCAGTACCAATGTCAAATGACTCATTACTAGAGCAGATTGTTGGTCGTATAATGCGACTACATGAAGATAAACTTAATCCTTTAGTAATAGATATACAATTTTCTGGTTTTGCCGATAAGAAACAAAATAATGATCGGCTTGGGCTTTATATGCGTAAAGGCTGGGAAATAATATCGGTATAAGAAAAATTGACTTGTCAAGGCTTCGCCAAAGTGATATAATATTACTTGAAATGATAGATAAATGACGTTATTTTTCAACATTTTATTATTAGAACGGGAGACTTTAAGCGACCCGAACTATATGATGCAGGCTCTGAAGTTTCATTGGCAAAAACGAACAATCGCAAAAAGCAAATATAGCGTTTATAAGCCAATCCAGAAATCATTAGCAGGCAGTAGTTTTTTGTTAAACCCCGAAAGTTTCTTCAAAGATAAAACTACAGACATTAGCTATTTAGTTCAGTATCTAAGATTATCTGCACGCAGAGATTATTCACTTTATAAATCACATCAGATTAAATACTTAGACCTAACCTACTTCAGCGACTTAAACTTAACAGCCTTGGGGTCAAATCCATTGCTGGAAATTACAAACAAACAAATTAAATTCAAATACGAGGAATTAACAAATGGCAATTAGCTTCAAGAACACTAAAGGCAAGGCACAGTCTAATAAAGTTGACGCTTTCGAATACAAAGATGGTGAAAACACAGTACGTTTAGTTGGCGGAGTTCTGCCACGTTACGTTTACTGGATTAAAGGTTCAAATAATAAAGATATTCCAGTTGAGTGCTTGGCATTCAGCCGTGAAAAAGAAAAATTCGACAATATGGAAGTAGATCATGTTAATGAGTACTTCCCTGATTCAAAATGCTCTTGGAGCTACTCTGTTAACTGTATCGACCCTAAAGATGGTAAAGTTAAGGCATTGAATCTAAAGAAAAAGCTGTTCGAGCAAATCATGACAGCCGCAGAAGACCTTGGCGATCCTACTGATTACGATACAGGCTGGGATGTTGTATTCAAACGTGTTAAGACCGGCCCTCTGGCCTTTAACGTTGAATATCAGCTTCAGGTCTTGCGTTGCAAAGCACGTAAGTTGACTGACGTTGAGCGGGCTGCTGCTGATGCTGAAAAATCTATTGACGAAAAATATGTTCGTCCATCTGCTGATGAAGTTAAGGCTTTGTTAGAGAAGATTACTTCTGGTGGTGATAGCGATGAGACGCAGTCCGAAGCAGAAAAAGAAGCAGTTAAAGATCTTTAATTAACATAATAGCCTGGTAAACCTAAAAGCTTACCAGGCTTTTTTGCCTCGAAAACCATGAAAATACTATTCACAGCGGATATGCACATTAAGTTAGGTCAGAAAAATGTACCTATCGAATGGGCCAAAAACCGATTTAATATGCTCTGGAGC